TCGATTACCAGATCGATGTCGGGATCCAAAAGAAAACCAAAAACGAGATCGCAACCATCGATGCCCTGATCCTCTTGGTTGAACAGATCAGTGACTATTTCCGAGCAAATCCCCTGGCAAGTTACCCGGGTGCTCGGTTCATCAGCGTCGAGAACAGCCAGATTTACGCTCCAGACCATCTGGAAACCATGATGCAATTCACAAGCGTCGTAACCCTAACCTATCGTCTCTGGAGATAACCGATGACCACAGGTGATGTTGGACCTTATCGGTTGCAGTTTACCAGCTCTCGAGGTGTCACTCGCGACATCCCGGGCCTGGACGATAGCGACGATATGTTCAAGGTGAAGTCGATCCAGAAGAAGTTCCGGGATTCGTGGACTCGGACACTCACCGATCTTTGGGACCTGACTACCGGCTTGGGCTCTACTGCTAGCGTCTCTGGTGGTGTTCTAACAATCAACTCGGGAACCACGGCCGGAGGTTTCGCAGAGCTGCTCTCGAAGGAAACGTTCACCATTCCCTTTCGGGCCATGATCGCGGTGCAGTCCGGGGGGACTCGTCAAGCCAACAACCACCACATTATTGAAGCCGTATCGGTCGACCCGGTCACCGGGATTCCAGATGGGAAGCACAGTCTTAGCATGGACATCGGGGGTGCTGCCAACACGACTGTGACCAATATGGTCTACAGCGTCCAAAATGGCGGATTGGCTCCCATTGCATCGGCAGCCTCCGCCATCCTGTCGACAGCTACCTATTCGATTCTCGAACTCGAACCGTTTTCAGACGAGTGCTATTTCCACTCGCGCGCGATGGATTCGACCGGTGGACGCTCGAACTCGTATGTGCGGCATCAGCAGATTCCAGATCCGACCGCGGTTTACAAGATCCGCATCCGATCGATGAACCACCAAGCGTTCAGGGCGGTATCCAACGCAGTCGCTGGTCCTGGCAATGTCATTCGACTGACCTCAACTGCTCACGGATACACCGGAACTCCAACGATCTGGGTCGATCATTTAAGTGGAATCACCAACAATAGCGCAACCCTTCGAGGAAATTACTCGGCTTCGGTGGTCGATGCGAACACGATTGATCTGACGGGGACCGTTTTCGGTGGTGCCTATGTCACTGGTTCAGGACAGATCGCTCTTGCAGCTGCACCCGCAGCGATTTCCTTCCAGTCCCAGTTCATCAATTGCCAGGATTATGCGGAGCTGACTGCGGAGGTGACCGCGGGTCGAGGCCAAACCGTCATTGGACAAAGCTTAGGTGTGATCCTCACCGGAGCGACTGCAACCACAACCAACATCGGAACTGTCACAGCTAACGTTGCTGGCCAAGCGGCCCACGATGCTGTGGTTACCGGCAATCCCGTGCGTGTTGCCGGTCGAGCCCAGACGGCAGCCTATGCAAGCGTTGCCTCCGGCGATGTTGCCGATCTAGTTTCCACACTGCAAGGGGTGCTCGTAACGCGACCGTGGCAAATTCCCGAACTCGAATGGTCCTATGCCGCTGTCGCTGGTGGAGTGATCAATACAACCGATGCAGTTTTGTCTGCCGCAGCCGGAGCCGGTCTTAGGCGATACATCAATTCGATGCAACTCTCGAACAACTCGGCAGTCGCAACGGAAGTCGTCCTCAAAGACGGAGCAACGATCATCTGGCGAGGCCACCTGAGTGCTAACGCTCCGATGGCTGAGATCATTTTTGAAAATCCACTCAAGACGACTGCCAACACGGCTCTTAACTTTGCGTGCATCACCACTGGTGCTGCGGTCTACGTCAATGCACAAGGATTCACCGCACCGTAAGGACAACCATGATCGCAGCTAAAGTCACCACCAAAAAGTCATTCGACAAAGTCAAGCGGAAGGCTCAGCAAGGCAACTTCAAGAGCCTTGGCCATGCTGCTGCATCGATTCGCTTGGTTGCTCGTCGCTCGATCAAACGTCGGCAGACCGCTTCAATGCCAGGTACGCCTCCAAATACTCGCAAAGGACAACTCAAGCGTGCGATCGTTTATGCGATCGACAAGCAAAGAGGGATCGCAACCATCGGACCAGACATCTCGGTGGTCGGCACTGCCGGTAAAGCACATGAATTCGGAGGTAGGTTTCGCAAGGAACAATACCCAAAGCGACCCTTCATGGGTCCAGCGCTAGACAAAGTCAAAGATCGATTACCCCCGATGTGGGCCAACAGCGTTCGTTAAGGAGTAACAAATATGCCAGCCAAACTTGGACTTGATGCAAAGCTTTACCGTAACGCCGGGACGTACGCGGCTCCCACGTGGGACCTCGTCGGTAACGTTCGAGATTTGACGCTGAACCTGGAAACAGGAGAGGCCGATGTATCAACCCGCGGAAATAACGGCTGGCGAGCGACCGTCGGCACCCTCAAGGACGCTTCGCTGGAATTTGAGATGGTTTGGGATACAGCCGACTCAGACTTCGGTGCCGTTCGCGATGCATTTCTGAACAACAACACGGTGGAATTCGCCGTGATGGATGGACTGATCACCGGAGCGGGCAGCACCGGATCTCAAGGACTGCGAGCCACGTTTCGTATCGCCAGCTTCTCGCGCAATGAAGCGCTCGAAGAAGCGATCACCGTGTCGGTCACTGCCAAGCCAACCTACTCGGCCAATCCACCTAGCTGGATGACGGTTGCCTAATCCCGTTTCGTTTCTCTAGCTTTCGGAAGGCGTTTAGAAAATGCATAGTTTTGTGGATAACTCCCGACGCACCTGGGAAGTCGCGATCAACGTAGCGGCCGTCAAACGGATCCGTGGATTGCTTGGGATCGACCTTTATTCACTGGTCGACGACGGATTCAAGTCGCTCTCGAAACTCGTCTCCGATCCGGTCACCCTGGCCGATGTGCTGTATTGCTTGTGCAAGGACCAAGCCGACAAACAATCGATCACCGACGAGGACTTTGGGCGAGCATTAGCAGGGGATGCGATCACCCAAGCTGCCGATGCATTCGTGGAGGAACTGATCGATTTTTTCCCAGATGCCCGCGCCAGGGCGAGCCTTCGCAAGGCGATCGAAGCGGGCAAGACCGTCAGGGACAAGGTGCTCAGCCACGCGGAGAAGATCCTCGATTCGATCGACCCGGAAACCGAAGCGCAGAAGTGGATCAGCTCGTCTGGCACCTTGCCGGAGTCCTCGGTTGTGACCCCGGACCATTCAGCCTCCGAGAGCTAATCGCGATGGGCGAAGCGCGAAGCCAGATGCTGTGGTCTCACACTTCCTCAGTTCTGGCAATGCTCGCCAACATCCATCGCGATGCCAAACGCTCAAAGATCTATCACCCGTCGGATTTCAACCCGCACGCGAAGAAACGGATTCAACCTCGCACGATGGTTGGGATCGAAGCCCTCAAGCACGTGTTCATTGATCGAATGCAAGAGAAACATTAACGATGGCATCAAGTTCGAGTATCAAAGCCGGTTCAGCCTATATCGAGCTTTTCACCAAAGACTCTCGTCTGGTGAAGGGACTCAATGACGCTTCGAAGCGGCTCGATACATTTGGCAAAAGCCTGCAGGGGATCGGCACGAAAATGGCGATGCTCGGGGCTGGTGTCGTCGCTCCACTGGCCGGCGCTGCGAAAGTGTTTGCGGACATGGGTGGAGACCTCGACGACATGAGCCAACGAACCGGTGTGTCGGTTGAAGCTCTCTCGGAACTAGGGTTTGCAGCTGAGCTATCCGGAAGCGATTTAGCTACTCTTGAAGGATCGCTCAAGAAGATGCAAAAGATGCTCTTCGAGGCAGCCTCCGGATCGCAGTCGGCCCAGGAAACCCTCGCATCGCTGGGGCTCAGTGTTGCGCAGCTTTCCAAGCTCTCGCCCGACGAGCAGTTTAAAGCGATTGCGGACCGAATGTCCGAGATCACCGATCCAACCCTCAAGACCGCCACTGCCATGGCGATTTTCGGTAAATCCGGCACACAGCTGATCCCGCTACTTCAAGCTGGAGCCGCTGGAATCGAGGAGTTTCAACAACAAGCACGCGATCTTGGTTTAACCATGGGGACTAAAGACGTTCAAGCGGCTGCCGAATTCGGCGATCGCATCGATGTTCTTTGGAAAGTGCTCAAAAAGGCAGTGTTTACCATCGGATCTGCTTTGGAGCCGGTCCTCACAGCGATGATCGATTCGACCGTTCGGATCGTTGTGGCGACGAGCGACTGGATCAAAAACAACAAGGACCTGATCATCACTGTGTTCAAAGTCGGCATGGCGATCGCAGTTGGTGGAGCAGCGATTGTAGCCCTGGGAACCGCAGTCGCTGGGATCGGAACGGTGCTTGGTGCGGCAGCCACCGTTCTTACCGGTGTTGGTAGCGTGTTTGCGTTCCTGGGTACCGCGATCGCGGCACTGATGTCTCCAATTGGCTTGACTATCGCTGGTCTTGCGGCGCTCGTCGGTTACTTCGTCTATGCCAGTGGTGCTGGCTCGCAGGCGATGCAGTGGCTGAGCGCGAGATTCAACGAACTCAAAGACACGGCACTTGCTGCGTGGAAAGGAATCGGCGATGCACTTGCGGCAGGTGACATCGCGCTTGCTGGCAAAATCCTATGGCTCACTTTGAAAATGGAATGGCAACGCGGGGTGGCGTTTTTGGAGTCGAAGTGGCTCGACTTCAAAGGGTTCTTCATTGGAATCTTCCAAAGTGCGGTCTATAGCGTCGCAGGTCTTATGACCGACGCTTGGGCTGGATTGCAAACCGGATGG